GTTGGCAGCCACAAGCAAACGATGAATTACCTGAATGGATATTAAATTGCATCATTAATAAAAATGTAAAACAAGGCGTTCCAGTCAGTCAAACAACTAGAGTTGTAGGTCCTGGCTTTGCTATTAATGCTCGTGTAGATCTCGCAAGAGATATGCAACTTGCAACAGAAGCTATGTGGGCACTGCCTTTAGAAGCAGTTGATGACCATGACATCTGGATAGCAATCGGACAGTCTTTACATTCTCTTGATGATTCATTATTGGATGATTGGGATGAATGGTCTAGACAATCAGGTAAATACAGAAAAGGAGAATGTCAAAAAAGATGGCGTAGCTTTGATAAAGGAGGTGCTCGTACTCTTGGATCTTTATTCCACCATGCAAAAGAAAACGGTTGGATACCTTCTGAAGACTATAAAGCAATGGGAGTTGATGATTTAACTCTCGAAAATGCAATTAAAGAACTTGAACAAGTTGAAAAAGAAATGGCAACTACTAAAACCCCACTCAAACGCAATCCACCTATGTCTCGTCCGACACCTTCTGCCGCAAGAGAACAGAAACCTAGAAATCCATCCTCTGATGTAGTAGCAAACGTTCTATTACAAACATATAAAGGCAATGCTAGGTATAGCCAAACTCAAAATTGTTTCTTTATCTACGAATATAAAAGTAAAGGTCTTTGGTCTAACCTTTCAGAAACTGAAATGAAAGGTGAAGTTAAACAGAAATTAGAATTAGTTAAAGAGCATCTGTTACCTAATGGGTACAGTATGAATTTAATTAATGATGTATTAGAACAGTTAAGAGTTAGTTTGATATTTGATGATTGGTATGAAGATAATGAACATTTACTTTTTACTAATGGGATTCTATGTATAGAAACTAAAGAGTTTATAGAATTTGATAGAGACATGCATATGACTCAACAACTTCCATATGATTATGATCCTTCTGCTACATGTGAACCTATCATTAAGTGGCTTAAATATGTTCAAGATGGCAATTGGAATAGAGTACAAGTCTTAAGAGCCTGGTTAAGAGCTGTACTTCTAAGTAATTCAAATATACAAAAATTTGTAGAGATTGTTGGTCCTGGTAAATCAGGTAAGTCTACATATTCCAATCTAGCTCATGCATTAGTTGGAGATGATAATGCAATGATTTCTTCTCTAGAACATCTAGAAAAAAATAGATTTGAAACTGCAAACTTATATAAAAAGAAGTTACTTTTATTTAATGATGTTGAAAGATATGGCGGTTCAGTATCAGTATTGAAAGCAATTACTGGGCGTGATTTAATTCGAAATGAACGTAAATTTCAATCTGGTGCATTAAAGCCTTTTAAATTTAATGGGTTGGTAATGATAACTGCAAATGAACCCATCCAAACGACAGATCCTACGTCTGGGCTTGCACGTAGGCGTCTTACTATTCCTTTTGATAGACCTTTCACTGGTAGTTCAGCTGAGCAACGCACCTTAATTGATATGGACGATAAAGGTAATCCTCTTGGGGATTTTGCTCCTTTACTTCCAGGATTAGTTAACTGGGTGTTAGATATGCCTGAGTCAGAGATGCGTGAATATTTAATGGAAACAAATAAAAAAGTTGATTTCTTTGCTAAGCATCATAGAGAACAGATTCTTAAATCTAATCAGATTATGGATTGGATGGAACACTGTTTAGTATTTGATATAGGAGCCTCAGCTCCAGTGGGATTAGCTAAGAGTGCTCCTTCTGGTTCATCACATATTTATATGGCTCATGATAAATGGCTTTACGCTAGTTATTGTGAATTTTCCAGAGCATCAAATAGTAATATCTTAGGTAGAAGCAGATTTGAAACATTATTAATGGATGTCTGTGTTCATCAATTAGCTTTAAATATTTATAAGATGAAAGATAGAAGAGGTATGAGAGTAATAAATATTGCTTGTAGAACTGGTGATCCTAAGTATGAAAAATACCCTTCAATAGTAGAAGTAGGTTTGAATAAAGAAGCATGGAGAGAACAGTACGGGAATATGTTAGAAAAAGAACCTGAAAAAACTAACTAATTTGTGTATAGTTAGAAAAGATTATTAAATATAAATGGGTAAAAAACCTAAGTTACTATGGTCTGGTGACATAGTAGCAATGACTGGATTCGCTAGAGTTACTGAAAATGTTTTAAAACATATTAAAGATGATTTTGAAATTGTAGTTTTGGGTCATAATTGGTGGGGTGATCCTCATCCACTACAGAAGGAATACAAAATGTATCCTTCATCTAATAGATTTCAAACTGCTCCATTTGGTGAAGATCGTATTAGAGAAATAGTAATAGCAGAAGCACCTGATATTGTATTTACTATTAATGATATGTGGATTGCTAATGAGCAATACAGACGTATCCAAGATTTACATAAAGAAAAGAAATTTAAATTCGTAGGATATTCGCCTATGGATTCTTATAATTGGACAGGTTGTCTTAGTGATACTGCTAATGATTGGGATGCAATAGTTTCTTATACAGAATTTGGTGCAAGAGAGTTTATAAAAGGAGGTATTAATAAACCAGTTGCAGTTGTACCTCATGGTGTGACTCCAGGTCAGTTCTTTCCCATGGACAGAAAAGAAGCTAGAAAAAAATTAGGTTTAAAAGAAGATATCTTTATTGTGTTTAATGGAAATAGAAATCAATTTCGTAAAAGACAAGATATAAATGTTGCTGCATTTGCTAAGTTTGCAAAAGATAGACCAGATACTCAGTTATATATGCATATGGGTAAGAAAGATCAAGGTTGGGATTTAATGCATGTCTTTGATCGAGAAATGAAAAAAAATGGATTAGATCCTAATGGAAGAATTATTCTTACATCAGATACTGATGGTCCTCCAAATGTTGAAGTTGATACGTTAAACACTATATATAACTGTGCAGATGTAGGGGTAAACACATGTAAAGGGGAAGGATGGGGTCTTGTAAACTTTGAACATGCAGCCTGTCGAGTAGCTCAAGTAGTTCCTAGTCATACATCCTGTAAAGAAATCTTTGAAGGATATGGGCGCTTAATACGTTGTGATCACATAGATGTTGACACCAATTATTCTAGGGAAATGCCTTGCCCTTCAACTAGTCACCTTACGGAAATCCTTGTTGACTTGTATGAAAATAGAGAAAAACTTGAAGCAACAGCAGAGCTTTGCTATGAAAGAGTAACTGATCCACGTTTTGAATGGCAAAATATAGCTGCTCAATTCTCAGGAATCTTCCAAGATGCTTTGAATAACGTAGATCATTCAACAGTACCTAAACCGAAAAAGAAAAAAAGAATTAAGAGAAAGTTAGGAAAATGAAAATAAACTTTAAACCTTGGGGTTGGTATAAGGATCTTTATGAAGGTCCAGGGTATAAATTAAAAGTAATCAGTATTGACGAAGGTCATCAACTTAGTTTGCAATCTCATCAATATCGAAGTGAAGTTTGGAATACAGTGTCTGGTCAGGGAGAATTTTTTGTATCAGGAATATGGTCATTAGCTAGAGTAGGTAACTGTATAAAGGTTCCTATCAATACTATTCATAGAGCTAAAGCCGGTACAGGAGGCTTAATTTTTGTAGAAATTCAGTTTGGAGAAAAACTTTCTGAAGATGATATACAAAGACTTGAAGATGATTATGGAAGAGTGGTATCATCTGAGTAACGAGGTAAGCATGAGCCTCGTTAAGTGGGTAAACAACTTCCTGTTGA